TGGGTTAACACCGCCGTTGACACCTCTATGGTAAACTACCCAAGACTTTACAGCACTGGTACACTTAATAATTATACAGCCCGGGACTGAGCCTAAGTTATGGTTTATGGTAAGGTTGGAACCCGTGCCAGTATAAGTCACCACATCAAAGAACTTAGGGGCTTTGCGGAATGTCCAAGAGACTCCTGCTTCATTGTTATTATTGAATGGACCCGGAGTCGTAAATCCATTAGTATTAAATGCTATACCTGGAGATAATGCTCCTGTTGCCCCTTGAGCATCAGTTTGATCAGAATGTAAATATGCATCAGTGCCTGTGCCTCTTTCAGTGTCGTACAAAAAGTGCCTTGAGTAGAAATCACCAGATGATCTATTACGAGTTTTACCCCAAACCAAACCACCTTCACCGCTAAGATCAATGCCGTTGGTAATCGTTTGGCTAGAACCCGTACCAGTATACAAATAAGTGCTGAACACATCCTCTACTTCCAACGGCTTAACCAGAGTATTAGCTGCCTGTCCTGCTACTCGTGCTACATTGCTCATGCTATGTTACTCCCTGCTAGTTTGCCATAATACGTAGTACCGCCATCTGTTGTGACAAACGTGTATAACTCTTTTGATGCTGTTGCTGTTGGTGCTGTACCTAAGTGCCACTTCACTGAGCTAGGCCATGTTAAAGCATAGCCACCTGTGTTGTTCACTTCTAATGTAAAGCCTACTGCTGTACCTGATGCAGGTGGATTAGTGAATAGCACATCTAGTGCTTCAGTAGGTGTGATACTGAATGTGTTGCCTGTAGATAAGTCTAATGTGTTGCTGTTTATACCAGTGGTGTATTGATATATTACATCTGAGCTAGTCCCACTTAAGTACATCTTTAAACCATTTTTGCCAAAACAGAAACCATAGGGATTTGTTTCTTGAGATGCTACACTAAAGTTAATATTATCATAGGAAGCTGTAGATAAATCCGAAGCTGTACTTAGTGAGTATTGATAAACAGTATCAGTGTCTGCCCCACAGATATACATCTTAGTTCCTGTACTATTAAAGTCTAAAGACCTTACCCTCGTATCTTGAGAGGACGCACTAAAACTAGTACTAGTATAGGAAGCTGTAGATAAATCCCAAGCGGTACTCAAGGAATGTTGATAGATAGTATCTGTAGCTGAACCCCCTGTATATAACTTAGTACCATCAGAATTAAACTTTAGTGCTTCATTACTGTTATCTTGACTTACAGCATAGCTCTTACTTGCGTAGCTTGATGTTGATAAATCCCAAGCTGTGCTTAAGTTAAACTGATAGACTGTATCAGCATCTTGCCCCAGTAAATACAGATTTGTACCGTCTGTACTAAAGTCTATTGCAAACACGGATGATACTGTACTACTATAATTGTAACTTTTAGAAGAATAAGACGCAGTGGAGATGTTCCAAGGTGAACTCAATGAGTACTGAAAAACAGTAGACATGTTAAACGCATTAGCATACATGATGCTTCCGTCAGAGGAAAAAGCTACATCATAGTTTGAACCTGTGGTAATCTGAGTGTTTGTAGAAAAACTAATACTATCATAAGACGCACCAGCTAAGTCATATCTTTCACTCACAGCAGTCTCAGTACCATTACTACCCAAGTACCTGCCAGCCTGTAAGCCATTCTTTATTTTAAATGTTTTATTGTTAGCCATCTATTTCACATCTCCATAGTTAGCTTAGATTGTCGGCTGTCTTAGTGCCGATATAAGAAGTACCACCATCGTCAGTACTGAATGTAAATATGTCTGTCTCGCCTGTAGCAGGAGCAGCAGGAGCTACACCACCCACAAACTCTATTGAGGTAGGCCATGTGATTGTTGCGTCTACTCCTGTGTTATACTGATATACGCCATCAGGAGTACTTCCTGAGACATACATAACAGAACCATTTGAACTAAAGGTTATGCTATACGGGTTAGCAAGTTGAGACGAGGCATCAAAACTAACGGAATCGTAAGACAAGGTACTAACGTCATATGCTGTAGATAATGAATACTGAAACACAGTATTATTTGTGTCACCTACCATAAATGCTTTTGTACCATCGCCATTAAAAGCGAAACCTGTTGTTGTGGAGTCTTGAGAAGAAAAACTAAAACTCTTACTAGCGTAGGATGCAGTGCTCAGGTCAAAAGCAGTACTAAGAGTATACTGATAAACAGAGTCTGTGCCGACACCTATTACGTACATACTGGTTCCACTAGGATTAAAAGAAACTCCATACGGGCTTGTTTCTTGAGAAGACACACTGAAACTCACACTGTCGTAGGATGCGGTAGTAATATCAAAAGCTGTAGACAGCGACCACTGAAAAACACTATCATTTATTAAGCCTGTCGTGTACAGCTTGGAGCCATCGTTGTTAAAAGTAAAGCCAGAGGGTTCAGTATCTGGTGTACCCACGGCTATACTGCCAGACGCTGAAGCAGTACTTACATCAAAGGCTGTACTTAGATTATACTGGTATATTGTGTCGTTGCTGTTACGAAGTTGATAAAGCCTAGTTCCATCGTTGTTAAGTCTAACCCCAAAGTAATCCCCTGTTGGGTTGTAGCTTTTACTTGTATAACTTGCTGTACTTAAGTTGTAACCACTTCCGATACCACCAGTCACCTCTAGCTGAAACGACTGCACATCACCTGCATTACTGATGCTATACGTTGTGTTAGCTGCTAGTGTATCTTTGAAGTAGTTGCCTGTGCTAAGATTAATAGCACTCCCTGTGATAGTACCAAGTGTTACATTCGTAGGCCCACCTACTTCTACAGCATTCTTTACAATGAAGTCTTTATCGTTAGCCATCACTTAGCTCCATCTATTGCTTGGACTGCTTGGTAGGATGTGCCACCGTCTGTAGTGCTTATTGTTATTACATCTGTTTCACCAATAGCAGGTGACGTAGGTGCTGTACCAGAGGGCCACTCTAGGGTGCTAGGGTAGGTGATGGTGGCTGGTAGAGTTGTGGAGTATTGGTAGATGATGTCTACATCTCCATCTAAGATATACAAAGACTCCCCTGAGTTTAAGAATTGAAGAGAACTAAGTTTGGTAGTACCCGCCCCAGCAGACAATGATCCCGAAGTGCCGCTGTAGCTTGCGGTACTTAAATTCCAAGGGGTACTGAGATTGTATTTGTAGACAGCATCATCACCCCAGTCTCCTATATAAAACTCCGTTCCGTCAGGTTTAAAGGTCATGGCCTCTGCGTTACCAGCCTGACTAGCCACACTAAAACTGACACTATCATATGAAGCAGTAGAAACACTCCAAGCAGTTGATAGAGTGTATTGATAAAGGATGTTACTACCACCTAAAAGTATCATTTTAGTGCCATCTTGACTAAACCTAATACCTGCGGGGGAAGTATCCTCTGTAGCGACACTCTTAAAACCACCATAGCTTGCAGTCGAAACATCCCAAGCAGTACTTAAATTATATTGATATACTCTGTCGTTAGTTGCACCAACCATGTACAAACTAGTTCCGTCAGTCTTAAAAGTTATATCTCTAGGAGAGGTATCTTGAGAACCTGTAGATAGGCTTTTTGAAGCGTAGGTGGCAGTAGTTATATCGGTAGGAGAAGACACAACGTACTGATACACATTTCTGTTAGCGATGTCTAAGACGTAAAACGCTGTTCCATCAGGTTTTACTTCTAAAGCATATGGATTGCTTGACTGAGAAGTGGTACTAAAACTTTTACTGTCATACGACAAGGCAGAAATATCGTATGTACTCGTGGCAGCCCCATCCAACAACAACGTAGCCTGACTAACAGTACCACTAGCAGCAGGGTTGCTTAGGTTAACCTGAATGTCAGACGTTGGGGTGATCTCAAAGACTGAGCCAGTGGATAGGTCTAGGGTGTTGGTGGTTTGGACTGTGGAGTATTGGTAGATGGTGTCGTTTGAGGCTACAACGTAAAACTTTGATCCATCAGAATTAAACCTAGTGCCGAATGGGTCTGTCATAACAGTGGTGTGATCTAAACTTACACTATCATAAGATGCAGTGGATAAGTCCCAAGCCGTAGTTAAAGAATACTGGAAAGTTGCATCACTTGTGTTGCCAGTGATAAACATCTTTGTGCCATCGTTATTAAACAGTAATCCATAAGGATTTGTTTCTTGAGAAGAAAAACTAAAACTCACACTGTCATATGAAGCTGTAGACATATCCCATGCTGTTGATAAAGAGTACTGAAATACAGCATCGTTTATAGCACCCATGATATAAAACTTAGTGCCATCAGGCTTAAAGTAAATAGAAGCTGCAACTGTATCCTGAGAAGCAAAACTAAAAGAAACACTGTCATAAGATGCAGTGCTAATATCATAAGCTGTTGTCAATCCGTATTGAAAGACTGCATCACCATCCCAGCCAATAACGTATAGCTTTGTTCCGTCTGACTTAAAAAAAGCCTCTATTGGGTTTGTCTCTTGTGCAGCAACACTAAAACTAACACTATCGTAAGATGCTGTTGATATATCATATGCTGTAGATAAGCTGTATTGAAAGATAGATCGATTAGTCCTACCTACGACATATAATTTTGTACCTGTCGCATTAAAAATAAAACCATTAGCATTAGTATCCTGAGCAGCTACACTAAAACTAACACTGTCATAACTAGCAGAGCTAAGACTATAACCCTCACTCCCAGACGTAACAGTACCCACGCCCTCATGGTAGACCGTGGGTTGAATGCCGTTCTTTACTTTGAAGTCTTTATTGTTTGCCATGCTTCACCTTCCACTTGGCTGAATGTATTACAGAGTAATAGCTTTAACTGTAAACGCTGTACTTGTTGCTGCAGCAGGAGTAGCTAGAATACGAATGTCTGAACCTGAAATGTCTACATCAAATGTAGCTAGTGCAGTTGCAGTATTAAGTTGCGCATACTCTGTAGCAATAGCAGTTGTACCGTTATGTGTAATCAGTATCTCAGCAATGCTACGGTTAGTTCCATCATCTGCAGTGATAACAGCTTTAACACCATCATACGTTGCATGAGCATATTCTGCAATAGACACCTGAGTAGTTGCAGTAGTTGTGTGTGTCTGTGTGTCAAATGCTTCAACTACAGCATTAACCCAAGCTGAACCATTCCACTGCAGGAACTCACCTGTAGATGCACTAGTAATAGTTACGTTACCAATGTCATTCAGTGTGTTGATAGTAGGGATAGATGCAAAGCTTACTGTACCTGCACCATCTGTCTTGAGGAACTGTCCTGCTGAACCATCTGCTGTAGGAAGTGTCAGCGCTGTAACAAAGCTAGTAAGGTTAGCATCGTAAGCTTGTATACCTGCTTCTACTAGAGTGTTGTTTACCCACTCAGAACCGCTGTACTTTAGTACCTCTCCTGCACCTACAGAAGTGATGGTTACATCTGTTAAAGCACCTACTGTGGAAGCTAAAGCTGACTCCTTAGCTAAGGGAATACCACCTTGTGTAGACCCATCATGTACGACTACTGTATTCTTTGTTGAATCAATAGTGATCTCGCCAGCAGCACCAGTGAACGTGGAATGCTCACTAGTAGTACCACGGCGGCGTTGAATTTGTGTTGACATTTATAATGCTCCGTAATCTGCCGTTGACGTAGGTGAGTTGTTGATGAAGCCATAATCCCCTACAGTAGCACCAACTACAGCAGCTAACTGTGCAGTACTATTATAGCTATCTTCAGCCTTAGCTGCGTAATGTAATGCAGAAAAACCAGTAGTAGAACTATCAGAAAGTGTGAACTGGCTATCTTCTGCGTTAATAGCAAGCTTTTGTGCATCTGCTGCACTATCTGCTGCTGCTGTTGCTGAACCTAGAATGCCATCTACATATGTTTTAGTGGTTAGGTCAGAACCTGTTGTAGGCGCACCAGCACCCGTAATCTTATTGCCACCCATAGCAATAGCACCAGTCATAGAGCCACCTGATAGAGATAGCTTAGTTGCGATACTATTTGTTAGAGTAGTGTAGACATTGTTATCATCATTAATAGCTGCAGCAATCTCATCAAGGGTGTCTAGCGTACCAGGTGCACCACCAATGAGGTTGTTAATAGCTGTGTCTACATAATTCTTTGTTGCGGCTTGTTGTGCACTAGAAGGATCAGTAACGTTGTCCAAGGTAGTGTTAGTAAAGTCTGCAGTACCGTTAACTGTTATGTTACCACCAATACTGACATTACCTGTAGTGGTGACACTATCAATGTAACTATCTTTCCAGTAAGCTGATGAGCTACCTAAGTCAAACGAACTATCTGCTGTAGGAATAAGTGCTGTACTGATCTTAGCATTGATAGCTACAGTGTCAGTGTTAGCATCACCAATGATAGTGTTACCATCTATAGTAACGTTATTGTCAAACTTAGCAGCACCAGTTACATCTAATGTACCAGCAAAGTCAGCATTAGCACCAGTAAATGTTACAGCAGTTGTTGTACCACTCTTAAGTGTAAGGTTACCTGAGTTACTTGTAAAGGTAGCATATGTAACACCAGCATCCTTAAGTGCTACATCACCACCATCAGCATCTAAGTTTATGTTACCTGCTACATCAACTAGTAAGTTACCAGCAGACACAGTGTAAGTATTATCTGTAATAGTAGTGTAGTCGTTATCACCGACACTTAATGTATCAGCATATACTGTACCATCAAAGTAAGCGTTTTTGTATTCAAGTAAGGATGTACCAAGGTCAATATCATTGTCTGTTACAGGTACTACAAGACCATCTTGGAATCGTAGCTGCTCAGTAGCGGCATTAGATACTTCTACAAATAAACCAAAACGATTGTCTGCTTGGCTTACTATAAACTTATTCTTAGCATCTAGGTCAGCAATCAGAGGTACGTAGGAACCCTCATCTGATGTACCATCATGTTTGTGTCCTGTAGTCCCTGTATCACTTTGTGCAAAGGCATCACGAAGTTTGTTGTACTCTGCATTGATAGGGGCAGCACGTACTACCGCTGTAGGTACAATGTCTGCAACAGATTGGCGTGTATAGCCTGACATGTTTTATTCCTCTCTTAGCGCCTGTCACCAAGGCCGTATGTTAGTGTAATAGCCTGAATAGTATGGCTGGGCTTTGTATTGTTAGCAACATATCGAATTGACACAGACTTACCTGAACCTGCAATAGTTGTGCTTTCTACAGGGCTAGGGTTGCCATCGTATATGTCTGTAGAGTCAAACGTAGCTTTATCATAGAAGGCAGCAGCACCTGCAGTAGACAAAAAGTAATCTGAGCTTAACTCTACTGAAGGATCTCCGTAGTCATACTCAACAGCCATAACTACAGAGACTTCTCCCTCAGAGCGCATATATGTATCTACATCATAGAAAGACTTACGAACAGCAGGGTCATCCATGTAATAGAAGGGTGTTTGGAATAAACTAAAGATGTCTCTACTATCAAAGTCATTACCTACCTCTTGGCGAAAGACATACCCTACACTATCACCATGTATAACAAACTCATCCTCACCTATATAACCACTATCTGCACAGTTGACTGATACACCTACTAACTGACTAAACTCAAAACCTGCACCACCCTGACCGCTACGCCTGATAGCTCCAATGATACCAAGTGAGTCTTGATTAGTAAAGAACAAACGAAACTGAGACTTCTTCTTAATTACTACAGTAGTCATCGTAGCAAGGTCTTCGTTAGCTGTGTAGTCCTCAAAGATAGACTGAATAGGCTTAGACAATGTAGCTAACTCAATATCACCAATGCGGTCTGTACCAGTAACGGGCCTAATACCATCAGGTGCTAGGAAAAGTATCTCACCATTAAACTCTGCTACACTATCAGGGGCAACACAACCAAGGTTAGCAGTAACTGTTTGTAGTACAAAGTCAGCAATGTTGTTACCAACTAAGCGCTTAATGTTATTACGCCCAAAGATATACATCTCGTTACGGAACGTCTTAAGCTGTATAATCTCAAAGCCTACATTGATAACCCCAGCACCAGAAGCAGGTGTCCAATCCGTTTCATTTATTGGCGCACTAAAGTATAAGTTGTAAGGCTCAGAAGAATCACCAGCTAGAAACAAATGGTTGTTAAACGCTGCAACTAAACTAGGTGCGCTGGGCGCTTCTCCACCGCTAAGCTGAACATACGTTGTACCATCCCAAGTAGAGGCAGGGTTAACGCCATCAGCCATAGCAAACTTAGCTGCACCCCAGTTAAAACTTTCAAAGCGTACCTTAGATACACCAGTCATAGTAGGAGAACCTACACTAGTAACAGCTTGCCAGCCTTTAACTACAGGGGTAGACTGTACTGTACCTGTAGCAGTAGATGTACCACCCGTTATGACATTACCTGTAGCGAATATATTATCAGGTAGCTTGCCAAAGTTAATTACTAGAGCGTTTGCAGTTTTAGAGATAACTGTTCCTGTAGCAGCTACACCTGTGTTATCACTTGAGCTAACTACACCTGTAACTGTTTCACCTACTGTAAAGCTAGAACCTTCACCTGAAGCTAATGTAACATCGTAGTAATGATTATACCAGTGTAGATAGTTATTACCAGATGTAGGCTTACGACAGCCAAAGATACCTTGGTTAATATCAGCAGATACGTGTACACCTAACACAGGGCTATTAGCTAATCCTGTAAGTTCACCATAAGAGTTTTTATACCCTGAGATACGTCTGTACCCACCATTCAAGGCAGGTTCATAGTTAATAAGACGCAGTGCTGAACCTGCTAGTTGACCACCTTGCGTTAGCGGATCTTGGTTAACCACCAAGCCACCCATACAAGGTGTAGCAAAAGTACGTAGGTTATCAGCCATTACTTAAGACCTGGTTGTGGATTAAAGTATCTGCCAGCTATTACATGGGATGTTAAATATAAAGGTGAGTCAAGCAAAAGGCGGCGCATGTTATCCATACCCTGTTCAAACTTCTGCTGATGTAATGCAGCACTCTGTTCGTTAGCACGAAAGCGCATCAGATACATAACTGCACCATCTACTACTACAGTGTTAAAACGATCAGGTATAATACATGCATCACTGTAAATAGTCAGATCAGTAGGGTAAGACCAGTAGCGATACTCAATCTCATACACATCATCTGGCAGAGGAGTAACACCAAACTTCATGTCTTCTGTCTGGTAAACTCTATTAGGTATACTGTGTGCGTTACTACCACCTACATCCTCACCAGTACGATGATAGCGAATGTAGTCCTCATAAGTAAGTACAGGGAGTTTTTCAGGTGTGTTACCCTTAGAAGATAAGCGCTTAATGTAGAACGTATCCCAATCAACCTTAGAGGCATCAGATGCAAAGTCGTACACACCTGTACCAACAGTCATAGGCTGCGCGTATGTTGTAAGAGTAAAAGGCCATTCCTGTGCGTGTTGTAATATCTCACGTACAGAAGAGTTGATAGCATCCTTAGCTAAAGCCTGTAAGTTACGAGCATCACTAAAGCCATCACCACCAATGTCAAGCTCAACTTCATTGACACGGCGTAATGCTTGATTAACTAGGTTAACATAAGTAGCCATAGAGATATCCTGAAATTAAATGTGCTGAAGGGCCAGCCTCTTGACAAGACCAGCCCAACAGACTAAGTAGTATTAAGCAGCGTTGTAACGTACTGTTAGCAATGCCTCTGGACGTAGAATCTTACGCCCATATAGATGCATACCACGCACGATGTCTGCAAATGAGTCGGGATCACGGTAGTTCTCGACTTTATTAATCTGCTCTGCAGAAGCAACAGCATCATCCTGACCAGCTACAACAACACCATAGTTAGCGTCTTGTGCAGTTGTACCAGAAGTACCAGCGCCAGTGCCTTTTGCTGGAAGGTTGTTTGAAACATAAACACGGAAGCCGTGCAAGTTGTTCAATACAAGACCATTCATAAGACCTGAGCCACCGAAGTCAGCATTTAATACGCGACTGTCTTCGTCTTTGAGCATCTCTACGAACACTGGGTCCACACAGATCCAACGCCCACGTGAGTCAACATTTGCTGTATCCATCTTACGAGCCATACGAGCTACGACTGTTAAAGGGGATACTGTAGTTGCTGACACTGCAGTTGCACCAGGTAAACGTGGTGCTAGTGGAACTGAGTCTCCTGCTGTAGCAGAACCTGAGATGGTCAAGCTTGAGAAGTCAGTTGCGTCCAAGTGGTTCGCAGTGAACAATTCACCTGTCAAGCTACCTGCAGTTTCGTGTTGTGCATCACCAGAAGTAGTAGTAATGAAAGCACCTGCAGTAGTGTGTCCTGAGAGATAAGACAGTACGTCTGCGTCCATTGCATCAGCCATCTTATATGCTGCACGATCAGCAGCCAAAGATGTGAAGTCTACATTTGAGAACTGCTCTTCAATGTCATCCATCTTGAAAGCAAAGTAGTTAGCTTTGTCGATAGTCAACGAGAAGTCAGAATCATCAAGCTTCTCTACTGAGATAGCTGTGTGACGCTGCAGAGCGTTGACTGTTACGTCAGGCTCTTTTTGAATGCGAACTGTGTCGCCTTGGTTTGCAATCTCACCAAAATATGAGTTGTTGGTGATTGCGTTAGTAATGGCAGTCTTGCGTAAAGCAATCTGTGCCTGTTTGGAGTAGATAATTGGGGAGAAGTTCCCGTCAAATCCACCCGATGCGGATGTAATAGCCATTTGTTGATTCCTTTCAAAGATATGGCGTGAAGTTTAGACACTACATATTCACTGAAAGAGGCTCTTCATATTAGGGTAGTCAGCATTGCATATTAGGATGG